TATTATTAGTATAATATATACACCAGACAAAATTTGGATTTCCATAATATTTTGTAGATATTGATTCTGGCGTATCATTTTCTCGTATCACATAATCATAGGTAATTGCAGATTTTTGTAAAACTGCTTCTTTAATCCTTGCTCTGACTGTGATGTTTACTGAGGTTTCATTGCTATATTCAATTTTTGGATAATATATAAAGTGTTTCATTGTTAATAATCACCCTTAATACTTTCTTTAGATAGAATAGAAAGTTCTTTAAATGTTAAAGATACTTTTATGAATACTGGTGCACCCATTTTAGATGGGTCTGGATGGTTGAAAAATGATGTAGCATTTGCACCTCCATAATCCACATCCATAGACGTTAATACAGACTGTGCTATATTAAACATCCATTTGTTAGATGGTGTATATAAATGAATATCGAATATATTAGGATATGTGAAAAATAGCTGTTCACCTGGAGGAAGTCCTGGATGCATAGCCCATTTAAATAATTTTATTATTAATCTGATAGATTCACTCTCTTCATACGATCTTGCTTGAAACTCAAAATTGAATTGAAATTCTCTAAAATCAACTCCATTAAATAACATGGCTTGGTGTGGATTTGTTGCTCTTCGGGATATTACCCCAAGTTCTTTTGAAAATTTATTACCTCCAGATATTGTATCCAATGCTTTGGTTGCCATTGATGCTGCCCCAAACCCTACAGCAGAATCTTTTAATGACTCAGTTCCTTGCATGACATTATCTGCACTATTAACTACAGTTGAAATTCCTGAATTTACTTGTGATAGATCTAATGTTGTAGATTCCCAATTAGCACCATACTTTACATTTATGGCTGGTGGCATATATAAAGCAACTTTAGCTAAAGATGATGATGTTCCTAAATTGGAATCTCTTAATATAAAATATATAAATGGAGAGGGGGTTTCAGTATTTTTTGATAGTAGTCCAGCTTTTAAAGACTCTTTTCCAAATAAATCTTGAGGATAAATTAAAGGTTTTGTTATTTTATCTTTACCTAAATCAATAGTAGTATTAATTGATGTTGATATATTTCCAGAAATATCAGTTCCAGGAATGTTTATATCACCAGTTCCAATTTGATTTGTAATATTTGGTTCATTATTTTGAAGTTTATTAGATATTAACTGTTCTGGTGATGTATTTTGTGCCACGGTTGAAAAACTTTGAGTGGTAGCTCCTGAAGATAAATCTAATATACCATCTTTTTGTTGTAGGGATTTTAGTAAATCTAGAAATGACATAATATGTATAATGGAAAATTTAAAATAAAAAATATCAATAAATATAAAGGAGACTATAATAATATAATATATCGTTCTTCTTGGGAATTTTCAATTATGATGTGGTGTGATAACAATCCAAACATAATAGAGTGGTCCTCAGAAGAGCTAATCATACCTTATTTATGCCCAACAGATAATAACTGGCATAGATATTTTGTGGATTTTACTATCTTGTTTTCTGATGGGAAGAGATATTTAATAGAGCTAAAACCAGAAAAATATACAAAACTTCCAAAAAATAACACAAAAAGTAAAAAAATAAATCAAAAATACATAAAAGAAGTATTTACATATGCTAAAAATCAAGCAAAATGGAAGGCTGCTCATGAATTTGCTCAAAAACACAATTCAATATTTCAAGTATGGACCGAAAATACTCTAAAATCGTTAGGGATTAAAATATTAGGAAGATTATAAAATGGACTCTATATACAAAAAACTATTTGAACAATTCAAAGATCAAGAAACATTAAAATTAAGGACATAGCAATCTCTATTATGGTTTAAAAATATCATTGATAAAAATTTAAAAAAATCCAATATCAAGGTGCAGATAGAGTCTTTTTTAAAAAATAAAAAAGATCCTATAATGAAAGGTGATATCATTACATTTAATTACAGTGCAAAGCACCAAGCAACACTTCCATATTATGACAAATTTCCTTTAGTATTGGTGTTAAAGGGTGTGGAAAATGGATTTTTAGGCTTAAACTTCCACTATTTACCACACAAACTTAGATTAATATTTTTAACCAGATTATATCAATATCAAAAAGCAATAATAAAAAATCAAAAAATTGTAATAAATATAACATATGAGGATTTAGTAGGAAAGGATAAATTTATATATTATAAACCATGCTTGAAAATGTATAAAAAATCTCATATAAAAAAATTCATATACCGATTAACCCCAGATGAATGGGATATGGCAATTTTTTTACCTACAGAAAAATTTACAAATGTATCAACTAAGGATGTGTGGGGAGATTCTTCTAAAAAAATAAAATAATTTATGAACATTAATAAAATAAAAAATATTTTAAACAATAAATTGCTATCAAATGGAATTGCATTACAATCACAGTATATTTGTAATATTTTTCCTGGATCTGGCATATACAATAATAATAAAATATCTTCAGCTTTGAATTCCCTAGGAAGTGGTCTTCCTGGACTTGGTAGTTCTATAGCTCAAAATTTAATATCTAAATCTACAAAACAACTTTCGATTCTAGCTCAAGCAGTTTCAATCCCTGGACGGAGTTTTTTAACTACTGAGCATAAGATGTTTGGTGTTGAACGAAAGATGCCATACGGAGTTCAATATGAACCTATAGATATAACTTTCATCTGCACTAATAATATGCTAGAGAGATCGTTTTTTAATATATGGCATCAATATATAATGGACCCAGAAAGTCAATATATGGAATACTATAATGATTATGTTGGACAAATACAAATAATTAAAGTTGATAACTCTAATACAGAAAATGAATTATCACCTGAAGGTCTTACTAGAAATTTAACGCAAGGATTAAATACTTATACATTATACGATGCATATCCATTAACTATACAAAGTCAAGAAATGTCTTATGAAAGTGATGATTATTTAACTTTAACTGTTCAATTTGCATATTCTAGGTGGGTAAGTGGGGTGGATAGTGTTAATGTTGGGAACATATTGAATTCGGCATTTGGTGTAAAAGTCTTTTAATTTTTTTGATATATATAATAGTATATTTTGATTTGGAGTTATATTATGGGATTACCTAAAATTGATGTTTTAACACATGAAGTTACAATTCCTTCAAGTAACGAAATAGTAAAAATACGACCGTTTCTGGTCAAAGAGCAGAAAATGTTACTCTCAGCTATGGCTGGAGAAAACACAGAAGATATAACAAACGCAACTAAACAAGTTATAACTAATTGTGTATTAACTGAAAATTTTAATGTTGATAAATTACAAATCTTTGATTTAGAATATTTAATATTACAATTAAGAATAATTTCTATTGGTGAAACCGCTACTATACGATTTAAACCAAGACAAAATACGGAATGTGTTGAATGTCTAAAATATAAGGATGTTGAGATTAATTTAAAAGAGGCAAAAATTAATTTACCTGAAAATTTAAATAGAAGGGTTGAGTTGACGGATACTGTAGGTTTAATAATGAATTATCCAGATGCAAAATTCTTAAGTAAAATCTATGAAGCCAAGAAAGGAACCGATATTGAAAAAATATTCAAAGTTATTTGGTTATGTGTTGATTCAATATATGATGAAACTAATATAACTTCAAGTAAAGATGTAACTCTAAAGGAAGGAATGGAATTTTTAGAATCTTTAAGTGGGACTCAATTTTCTAAGATAGAGACATTTTTAAGAAATATTCCAAAATTGGAGCAGACAATAAAAGTTTCTTGTAAAACATGCACATTTCAAGAAGATTTTGTAATAAGTGGGTTAGACAGTTTTTTCGGATAATGCTGAATCATATAGATTTAAGTCTGTATTATCAAACAGTCTTTGGAATGATTCAGCACCATAAGTATTCATTAACTGAAATAGAAAATATGATTCCATATGAATTTGATATATATGTGCATTTATTGGTAGATTTTATAAAAAATCAAGAAAATAAAAAATAATTTCAATAAATATATCTTGTTATGTAAATAAAATTGTATATGAGCATAAAAGATAGATTATTATCAGATATTAAATCCAAATCTAATGACAACCAAATGTCTTATATTGGCTTATCTGAGGAACTTGATACTATAAAACCATTTGATGGAGACAGTGCAACATCTTCATTTTTAATATTAAAAGATGTTCTAAGTGGGGCAGATAGTGATACCATAGATGGATTAAAAT